TGCCATGCTGGACATCGGTGGCTGGGGTTGCGCGGAAGAAGTCGAGGATGGCGCGGAGGATCTGATAGATCCAGTTCACTCGGGCTTCTTGCGGTTGTTCTTGATGGACCATCCGACGCTGGCCAGCGACAGGAGGGCACCGACGATCTCGGTGAGCTGCTCGGTGGAAGCGATGCCCTTGGCAACGAGGAAGCCGCCCGCAGCGGTGAGGGCGTGGCGGATGAGGGAGGCGATGTTGGGATTCATTTGTTACGGTTTTTCCAGATCTCCAGGACGTTGCGGATGATGACCGTCAGGGCGGCGAGCGAGCCCAGCGTCACGCTGATATTGGCTATCATGGGGTCGGAGACGATGCCGGCCACGAGCAGGCCTCCTGCGGGTCCACCGATCCCGATACTGAGGTCGCGGATGGTATCGTGGAGGTTCATGGCCTACTGGGTTTTCTGAGCGTTGGCGGCGTCGAGGATGATGTCGGCCAGCGGCACGGCGACTTTGGCGTTCTGGTAGCCGCCCGCTTTGATCGCGATGTCGATGAGCTGGAGCAGACTCTGCACCTGCTGCTCGGTGAGTGGGATGTTGATCATGCGACAGGAGCTTCGATCACAGGAGCAGCAGGTTCAACAACAACCGGCTTCGGAGGAGCGGTCAGCGTCGAAGCGTCGATGCCACCAGTCGGCCACGGCAGCGGAGGCGTGATGATCGGAGGATTCTTCTGGTTCTCGATCTGCTGCACCACAGCAGCCTCCGCAGAGTCCTTGTCCACGCCGTTGGTCCAGACCCAGTTCAGCACCTCTGCCTGCGTGAGGTTGGGGTACGGAATGAATGCCGAAGGATCGGGCGGTGTGAACGACACGGTTGCGTAGACGCTGCCGTTGTACTGTCCATCGGTGCCGTTGCAACGCCATGCGGCGGTGACGACGACATCGGTGAGCGAGCCTTCGACGGGACGAACCCAGAGGGTTTCGATGAGCCAAGTGAGATTCATGATGGATTAGGCGAGGGTGATGTTGGCGGTGCGGGTAGTGCCATCGGTTCCACGAACAGAGATGCGGAGGTTCGTGTTGCTGGTCAGGTTGAAGACCATCTGGCTGTTGGCAGACAAAGTCGGAGCCGTGCCTGTGATTTGAGGAATCATGTTTCCAACACTATCAACCTGCCAAAGAGTTCCATTGGCATTTTGAAACGAAAAAGCACCAACGACACTTGTGGAAACAAAATTGAAGAACCCGTTGTCGATTCCACCGTTTGAAGATGTCGTGAAATTGACCTGACGATTTGTTGCTCCAAATTGGGCAACCGTTGTGTTGTCGGTGGCAGTTCTAACCGTTAAACGCCCGACCTGACTCGTCGTCCCCACCAACAAATTCCCACTCTCATCCAGCGTCATCGCCTGCGTGAAGGTGATGGCGTTTCCAGCGGTGCCGCTGGGGGCGGTGTACCAGTAGTGAGCGCCAGCGCCTTGCGCGTACTGAGAAGCAGCCGCTGAAGTCGTGTATTTAAAATTCGTGTTGTAGTAGGCGTTGCCAAGCAAATACAGGTTACCGTTGGCGGTAAGCATTCCGTTGGCCGGAAGCTGAATGTTTCCGTTGCTACTCCACGCACTCGGCGTAACCCCTAGGCCAAGGTTGCCGGAGGAGTCGAGGCGTGCGGCTTCCAAACCACCACTCGAACCACGAACGACAAAAACAAGATCGTTCGTTGGAGTTGATTGGTTGGTGTACTGACAATTGATTGATGCGCCAAACAATCCGGCAGCATTGTAGAACTCAACAGAACCAAAGTTGTTGGTAGTGCTGCTGGTATTCTGGATTCGCAAGCTGGCACCACCTGCGGGAGGAGCCGTTAGAGCGGTCGATGTGTTCGACTTGGAAAGGTGAACGAATTGAGACGGTGCAGCCGTCCCAATACCCACCCGATCATTCGCCGAATCGACCTTCAGGGTGCTGGTATCAACGGTCAGGTCGCCGGTGATGGTGGCGGAGGCCAGCGTGGCGGTGCCGGAACAACCAAGTATGTTGTTCACGCTGATCTTCTTCGTCGTTCCAGACGCCGCCATCGTCGTGTCTGAAACATCGACAATCGGCAGAACATCGTTCGCCGGATCGGCGGCCGTCAGGGCCGTCAGAGCTGTAATTTTAGTATCTGCCATATTAGTTTACTGTTAGAATGAACTTGTTGGAATCTTCGGTGAGTAATAGGTCAGTACCTTGCTCGGTGGCTATTCGGTCATAGGTTCCAAAACTAAGGACAATTTTGTCCGAATTTTCCAATAGAACGAAGAAGTCGTCCTCCTGGAGCAAGTCCCTTCGCAGGATTGGCGGATCAATCGGGATGACGTTTCCGCCTCCCGAAGATGCCAGCCGAGTTCCAAGCGCAAGGGTCGTCACGGGGTTAGGATTGGATCACTCCGTAAGTGGCCCACACTAGGCCACTCGAAAGCTGAAAGCTGTTGATCGGAGCTTGGATTGTCACACCCGCCGGAATCGTCACGGTCGAGAAGGTGCCATCGATTCTGCTCCCGCTGATGCTTGCGATCACGGTCGGGGCGAGGAACGTGATGGCTACGAACGGACCGGTGTAGCTCGCGGTATCTTGGACGAGCCGGCCACCTCCCACGCCCATCGAGTATTGGATCGCTTGATTTGATACGTCGCTCATATGTCCCAAATTTTCCGAATTTGATTCTTGGTGAAAGTGCTTTCAAAGCGCGATCCCTGCCGATCTTCCATGCGGCTGAACCCCTGCTTTACCTTGTCCTTGAGTTCGGCCTCGCGGGCAAAACCCGTGACCCCGAAGCGGGCCACGGGCTGTCGCGTCCAGCGTTCACCTTTGATCATAATGGAATCGGTATTCATCGGAGCGATATGCTCCATGGACCGACCCCTATTCTCGAAGGTGTAGATGGGCATGGATCAATCCTCAGTCTCTTCGCCGTCGTACTCGGCAACCATCTCGCGCATGCCCTTCTCGTCCATGGGTTTGTCCTCGCCGATCTTCTCGTACTCGGCTGGCATTCCGTTCACGCTTTGGATCTCGATATAGGCTTCGCCATTGTCGAGTTTCTTGAGAACTCCGCGAACATCTTCCAACATGACCTCGTCCCCGATCTCTGGCATGGCACCTTGTCCATCCTCTGTATCAGTTGAGAGAGCCTCGATAGGAATCGCAATCATGGGTGCATTGTTGTCGGCTTCTTCGCATCCGCAAGCAGAATCAGAAGAGGGGGCACCACCAAGTTTTTGATGATGCCCCCTTGGGCCGACGGCGATCACCATGATGGTGGCCGTCTTGGGTTTCATTACAGGGTGGTCGAGGTCTTCGTGCGATGCACCAGGTACCAGACCGGGTTGCCGGTCGAAGCGGTGTTGCCAGCGGCCAGACGCAGGGCGGCGAAGTAGAGCTTCACGCCGACCGTGACGAGCTGGTTCAGCGGGTCGCTCTTGTCGGGGGTGTCGGTGATCACGATCTTCGGGGAGAGCGGGTCATCACCCGTGAGGGCTGGGATACCAAACGCCTCGTTGCCGAAGAAGAAGGACGCGATGATGTCCTTGCCAGCAGCTAGACCGCCACCAGCGGCACTCGTCTGATAAACAAACTCATCACCAGCGGTAGAAGAACCGGTGCTGACGAACGAGTTGGTCTGGGTAACCACACGGCAACCGTAGATGGAGCCGACCTCGCCCTTGTAGAACGGCTGGCCCTTGTTGCCGTAGTTGGAGGCGTTGAGCCAGTCGCTGTCGCGCATCAGGTCGCGGGCGACACGGGGATCGGTCGCGAGGACATAGCCGCCGTTGATGAGCGGGGCGCGATTGCGCTTGAGGCGGGTCATCGAATCGAGGACAGCGGAAGCCGTCATCGTGGCGTCAGCAGCAGTCGTGGAGCTGTTCAGCCCAGAGAAGGTCTGGGTGGTGAGCGTAGCAGGGTTGCCGTACACCTTGATACCACCGGAACCGGCGGTAAAGTTACAGGCATCCAAGTTGTCGAATGTACCACCACCTTCGGCGGCGGAACCGATGGAGGAACCGCTGGCCGTGAGGTTGGAACCGATCAACACGTTGCGGATCACCGAGTCCACCCAGAGAGCCATGTCCAGACCGCTGGTCTTGGTAGACTGCTGGAGGGAGTTGAACAGGTCGGTGGCGCGGAGGATGTCGGTGAGACCGATGACCTGACCGTATTGGGCAAGAGTCTTTTCCAGCCTGAGGAGCGTGAGGGCGCGGTAGTTGGCCGAACTGATGGCAGTACCCTCCGTCAGGGACTGGACGCTTCCGATGCTCGGAGACCCGAAGCGGAACATGCTGATGGCCTTGTTGCCGTTGTTCTTCGGGATCGGAGCCTTCATGGCGAACTGATCGAGGATCGTCTCCTGCTGGACGATGCTGAGCAGTTCCTTGCTGAAGTAGTTCTGGAACTGGAGTTGGATTCCGGCCGTGCCGCTAGTAGTAATTGGCATATTTGAGTTGTGGTTGTGTCATCAGGCCGCTTCCCGGTCGAACTCTCTAGCAGCTTTCAAAAGTGCCTCCCTCTGCTCCTTGAGGGATAGCTTGGAGAAATCATTCTCCTGAGCCTTGAGTGTTCCTGCCGGTATGCTTTTGCCGATGGCTGTTTTCTGCTGGAGCTTTTCGAGTTTTTCCTTGAGCGATTTGTTCTCCGTTTCCAGAGAACTGGCTCTTTCAGCGGATTCTTGGAGCTTCACAATCTCGACCGCGTGAACAAGACCATTGGGGTTTTGGGTAAGGAGAGGGAACCGTTGCAGCAGGGCAACGGTGCGCTTGTACGCATCGCTGTTCTGATCCTTCAACCACGCCTCCTTCTCGGAGAGCCTGCTGAAGTTGTCAGCCCACGCCTTCTGGAACTGTTCGTTCTGGGCCTTCTGAGCCCTTTCCCCAGCCAGCTTCCGCACACCTTCGGCTTTCGCCCGGGCAGCCTTCGCCAACTGGGTATCTCCATCGGCATCGAACTCCTTGGCCGCAGCCTCGTAATCCTCTGCCGTGTAACCCTTGTCATCCCGAACGGAGTTGACTTCTTGAGCCTTGGATTCCTCCCTGCTCTTGGTCCACTCCTCCCGTTCCCGCTTGATCGCCTCGCGCTCAGCCTTGAGGGCTTCCTTCTCGGCGTTGATCGATTCCCAGGTCTTCGCCTTGCGGGCGTTCTCCTGGGCGAACTTGCTGCTCTTCTTCTCCGCTACTGGAACCTCCACGGACCCCTTGCTTGGTTCCTTCTCAAGCGCCTCTTCTTTGCCGGCTGGAGCAGCTTCTGCTGCCACCTCTTGCTCAACAGACCTTTCCGTTTCTTGTTTCGGTTCGGCCTTTGTCGTGCTGTCGATATCGACGCCGGAATCGTAGGCGCTGGCCAAGGCCAGCATGTTGTCCGCGCTCAATTCTTCTGCCATGTGCTTTTGACTCGTTTGCTGATCTGCACAGATCAACAACCGCAACTTTGATCCTATGTGTTCGTGACAGAATCCGGATCAGGATCCTGTCCCGTAATTGATTCCTGATCGGCCATCACTTCGATGACCTTCACAAGACTTGCCTGACCCATGGCAAAACCTGCCGAGTATTGCAAATGATTTCTGTCCGTTATCGCAGAGGCGTTCTGCATGAGAACGGTGTTCAGCAATGCGTCCTTGAACTTTTTGCCGACTTCGGAATGGAGGAAGGAGTTGAGTGCAATGGCCTCTTCCTTGCCCCATGGAAGCGGGTCCACCCATTTCTGGTGGCGTGAGAAACTCCAAGCGGCCTTGATCCGACCTATGAGGGTGATCACTTGGCGGCGGCTTTCTTTCTTTTGCCCGCAGCGGCACGGCGCATGAATTCTGCGGCACCGAGTTTCTTGCGTCCGATATAGGCTGCGAGCCCTCGCGGATCATCCGCCCCCTCCTTCTTGAGTTGGGTGGCGAGTTTGCTGAACTTCGATTTTTTCTTCATGTGGTTGCAGTTACGATGTTCTTATCGTTTCCTTCCTTGTTTTTGCCGTGATCATGCCAGTCGTTGGCAACGGATGATGGCTGAACATTGTTGAGCCATTTCTGAATGGAAAGAAATGTAGCACCCATGTTCCCGGTTTTTCCTCCGTGCCAATAACTTGTCCTGACGCGGATTGACTCGCCTATCTTCGGAGACGAAAACACCTGACCATTGCACGAGAACTCGATGTCTCCAGTTAGGTACACCTCGTAACTGTCAACGTTCGGATGGATATGCTCCTCAATCACCGTGTTCGGAGGGGTGATGAAAAGCTGCACCTGATAAGGGTACTGCCTGTAGAGAACGGTTCCAGCGATTGTTGCGTGGTAGCAAGGTTTGGATCCCTCAAACGTGTTTATGGGACGGTTGTTCAGCCACCAATTCTTGAACTCTTCAAGATCGTCAAACGGTATTACCATGATTTGCAGCTCCAATGTCTCGGGGTTGTTTTGTCCGTCGCGGTATCGCAGTTGTGCCGCGCCCGGAAATTCTTCCTTCGCCCGGGATCGTCCCGCTTGATCTCCATCTTCGGATCACCGAAGCGGACCTTGATCACCGTACCTTTCGGGTTGCGAACATACACCGCCTTCTTCTTCGCCTCGCCCGGCGTGTAGAACGGTTTGTTCAGCGTCACCTTCTTGCCTTGGT